GGCAAACCCTGCTGGACATCCACGTGGGCAACGGCAACGCCGATGCGGTCGCGAAGATGTTCAAGGCCTGGGAGAAACAGGTGGCGCGTCCCGTGCCGCCCGTCACTCCCAACGGCACAGGCGCCGTGCACACGACTGAAGCGCCGCCAGCGAGCTCCGCTGCGGTGGAGGCCTTGACGCCCCCGACCGCTGCAGAGAAGAAGTCCTTCTTCACTCGTTCGGCTCTCGGTAAGGTGAAGGATGAAGAGCGCGTGGCGTTCGAAGCGCGGTTGAGGTTGGCGCACCCGAGTCGGTAATTCCGGCCCGGGTAGACCCTTCTACCCCCTTTCGGAGAACCACCATGAAAAGCTTCTTCAAATGGGCCGGGCTCAAGCTGAATGCCCTGCTCTTCGCCTATCTCGGCAGGCTCGGTCTCGTCCTGTTCGCGGGTGTGCCCCGCGCATCCGGCGTGCCCGACTATGGGCCGTCCGGGACAATCAACTTCGACCCCGAGCTGTACTCGGGCAAGCTGGTCGAGAAGTTCTACAAGACCACGGTGTTCGGCGAGATCGCGAGCACCGACTACGAGGGCGAGATCGCCGGCTTCGGTGCCCAGGTGAAGATCCGCACCATCCCGGATGTCACGGTCAGTGACTACGTGATCGGCGCGGGCCTGTCGGCTCAGTACCCGACGAACAACAGCGTCACGCTGGCGATCGATCAGGCCAAGAGCTTCGCCGTCGCCTTGTCGACCGTGGACAGCCGGCAGTCGGACCTTGATCTCGCGGACGTGTTCGCGAACGACGGCTCGATCCAGCTTCGCATCGCGGCCGATGCCGACATGCTGGAGACCATCCCGGCCGAGGTGTCCGCGGACAACTCGGGCACGACGGCCGGTGCGGACTCCAACAACATCAACCTCGGCGACTCGACGACCCCTGTCTCGGTGAGCAAGACGACCGTGGTGGACTTCATCGTCCAATGCGGTCAGGTGCTCGACGAGCAGAACGTCAGCGACGAGGGTCGGTGGATGGTGGCGCACCCGGCCTTCATGGCGATCATCAAGATGTCCGATCTGCGGATCGCATCGCTCGCCGGGGATGGGGTGTCGATCGCGCGCAATGGCAAGGTGGGCGAGATCGATCGCTTCACCCTCTACCAGTCGCGCAACCTGCTGCGGCAGACCTCGCCGGGCCCGGCGACCTACGTCATGTTCGGCCACAGTGCCGGCCTGACGTTCGCGAGCCAGATCATCGAGTGCCAGATGATCGACAACCCGAACGACTTCGGGTACATCATCCGCGGCCTGATGGTGTTCGGCTACGAGGTGATCGGTCCGAACTACGTCGGCACGGCGGTGGTCCGCGTGACCTGATCGCAGTAAGATCGGGCCGGGGTCCCCCCAGGTCCGATCTGCTACGGTTCCTCACCCTCACAGGAGAATCGACTATGAAGACCAGCAATCCCTACGGGGCGAACTACCCCGTCAAGGTGCCGCCCGAGACCATCCAGAAGGAGATGTCGCAGGCGTCGGGCAAGGCCAGGGCCCGCTACCCGCACTCCCCGCTCGGCCCCAGCATGAGCAACGGGCAGGCCGGCAAGATGAAGCGGCCGGCCTACACGCCGGGCACGTCCCCCTCCGGTTCCTGAAGGACTGGCACCCAGAACCCCGGCGCCCGAGCGGCGCCGGTTTTCCAAGGAGAACCTCGCATGGCTGCCAAGTTCCCCAAGACGATAAGGGCCTTCGAACGCTCGAAGTTCGACAAGGAAGCGAAAGGCGTCAAGGAGGGGTCGTCGAAAGACAAGGCCCTCGACAAGAAGCAGTTCGCCGCCGTCAAGCGCCGTGTCAAGCGGGTGTGAAACCTCAACCGATCAAGCGGAGTAGCCCATGATCTCTGAAGCCCAGGACGCCAACCTTTCCCAAGCCGCCGCCAACACCAAGAAGCGCCGGCAGGACAAGGACAACCCGATGGTCATCAACGTGCACGATGGCCGGCTGATGCCGAACACGCCGCGGCTGCGCGTGCACAAGGACTACCGGGTCTACACCGGGGACATCAACGCCGCACTCCCCGAGCGTATGCGCTGGCTGAAGGGCGCCCCGAGGCATCAACCGGTCACGGTGGTCAACAGCCAGGAAGCCGCTGATCAATTCGACCTCGGCGCCGCGTCGAAGGAAGACATCGTGATCTTCGCGTTGCAGCAGTATGGCGCGACCTTGGACCCGGGGCAGGACATCCGGACTCTCCGCAAGGCCGTGATGCGGCTGTACGAGGCCGCGAACAAGGTTGCGGAACCGGCGTGAGCATCGTCGCGGCCACGATTCTCGACGAGGCAGCCGGGCTCTTGCTCGATGCTGCCCATCGCACTTGGCCCGCTGACGATCTGCTTGGTTATCTGAACGAGGCGCTGTCGACAACGGCGCTCGTGAAGCACGACTTCTACACCGTTCAGGATTTCGTGACCCTCGCCGCGGGGGTGCTGCAGGCGATCCCCGAGGACGGCGTGGGCTTGCTCGACATCACGCGCAATGCGAACGGTCGAGTCATCACGCAAGTCGACAAGAGCTTGCTCGAAGAAGCGAACCGCTTCTGGCCGGCGGCGACGCAGGAAGCCGTGATCGAGCACTACACCGCGGACCCGCGCAACCCGCTCCGATTTCAGGTGTTCCCGCCGAGCGACGGCACCAGTTCCGTCGAGATGCTCTACGGGGCCGCGCCGCCCCAAGTTATGTACCCGGATGAAGAGATCCCGGTCCCTGCGTCCTACAGGGCCGCGCTGCTCGACTTCGTGTTGGCACGAGCCTACGCGAAGAACAGCAAGCGGCAAGACCTGACCAAGAGCGCGAACTTCGCGCAGAGCTGGGCGCGCTACGTGGGGGCGACGAGCCAAGCCCAGCTCGCCATGTCGCCGAAGGTGGCATCGTCGCCGGGGGTCACGACATGAACATGGTCGACACCTTCGATCAGCTCGTGAACATCGCCCAGGTGTGCCGCAAGTGCCCCACGATCACGTTGCGCCGCGCCTATGTGCGCGCGCTGCGCGAGTGGTGCCAGCAGACCCAGTGGCTGCGCACGGCGGTCTCGGGATCGACCGTAGCCGACACCCGGCAGTATTCGCTCGGCAATGATCCCTACCTCGATGTGATCGGCATTCTCGCGATGCAGGGCTCGCAGAGCCAGTCGCAAGGCATCCAGTATTGGCCGATCGTCCCGAGCGACTCCGGGCAGTGGGATCCGAACATGAACCCCGGCATGCCGGTGCGCTACCAGTACGTGGCCGAGGCGCAGTTCGCCGTCGACCCGCTCCCCGATGCCGTCTACGGGCTGCTCATCACGCTGATCGTGCAGCCGAAGGAAGGCGCCACGCAGATCCCCGCGGCGCCGCTGCTGAAGTACAGCAACGAGATCGAGGCCGGTGCGCTGTCCTACCTGCTCGCGGTCCCCGGGCAGCCCTGGAGCAACCCGGGGGAAGCCGTGGCGCAGGGGAAGGCCTTTCGCGCGGGGATCTCCAACGGCAAGGCCGAGGCGCAGCGCAACTTCAACGTGGGGTCGCAGCGGGTTCGGCCCCGTCAGTTCATCGTCTAGGGGGCCGCCATGCCTGGATTCAGCGTTACCCCGGTCGGGCCGTTCCCGCCTGTCAACTCCGAGGACTTCCCGGACTTCCTGCAATGGCAGTGGGAAGGGGTCGACATCGGCGACACGGCTGTCGATACCGTCAACCTCACCGGGAGCGGTATCGCCGGCATGTCGGTCGGGACCGGCGAGAACGCGAACGTCTTGACGATCGAAGTCGAGGGCGGGGCCGGCACGCTCTCGTGGCGTGATGTCCCGGGCGACACCACGCTGACAGCCGATGACGCCGAGAACGGGCTCTCGTGCAGCGGCACGACCGGCGAGCAGAACATCACCGTCCCGAGCGACGGCGACGTGGACTTCCCGGACGGGACCGCGATTCTGGTCTATCAGGCCGGGGCCGCTGACGTGTCGTTCGTCGCCCCGAGCGGAGTCGCGTTGAACGTGCGCGAAGCCCTCACAACGGCCCTCGCGGGCCAGTATGCAACGGCTACCCTCATCAAGCGTTCGACGGACAATTGGATCGTCTGCGGCGACTTGGCGGCGGCATGAACCTCGCTGCTACCGTAGGAGCACGCATCCCGCATCGGCGCCCCGATGCGATGGACTTCCTTGCGTACTGGAATGCGACTTCGGTTCAGGTGGGTGGCGGCACGACGTTGATTCTCGACGACAGCGGGCACGACATCCACGTGGGCCGGCCCACCTCGTCGCCCGAGATCATCGTCGCCGCTGCCGGGGTGCACGGTGACAGCGTGTTCCTGCCGGCCTACTTCAACCCCTACTTCGCGGAACAGAAGCTCGGAACTGAGTCACTTGACCCCAGGCTGAACTTCGGCAACGAGCCTTTCACGATCGGCCGGTGGGTCAAGTTGGAAGCACCATTCCAAAACGACGCGTCGGCTCGGTTGCTTCTGGGGCGTTGGCACACGGGCCCGGGCGGGGCGTTCAGCGATGCCTCATATGCGCTTTTCTACAACCGAACGGCGAACCGCTACCACTGGGCTATGTCATCGAATGGAACGCCGGGCGGGTCGACAGCAGCCCTTGGGCCAAGCATGGCTGCCGGGGCCGAATTGAACTGGCACTTTCTCGTTGGCGCCTATGACGGCTCCACAATGCACTTTTGGTTCGACGCGGGGGTGCCTGCAACTGCTGCTCATGCTGGTGGCGCATTCGCGGCTGCGGATGCCTATTTCAGCTTCGACTACCGTTTCGGCAGCACGGGCGGCGACAACGACGTGTCGGCCAAGGTGACGGTCAACAGCTACATGATGTCCGCGTTCGTGCTGCCCAGGATGATCACGCAGGCTGAAGTCGAGTTTCTCTACAACAGCGGAAGTCGATTGCTCTACTCTGAAACGCAATTCGCATGACCCTACGCGCCGTCGAAGCCTTCCGGGGCGAAGTGCCGCTACTGGCCTCGCGGCTGCTGCCCGACAACGCAGCAGCCGCGGCGGTGAATGCGCGCCTCTACACGGGCGATCTGGAAGCGTTCAAGCAGTTCGGCACAACTCATGGGCTCGCGAACACCGGCCCGGTGCAAACGATCTCGCTCATGGCCGGGCAATACTGGCTCTCGTGGGATCAACAGGTTGATGTGGCGCGCGGCACGGTGCCGGGTGACACGACCTACCGCACCTACTTGACGGGGCTCGACGCACCGCGGTTCACGAACCTTGCGCTCGCGACAACCGGCCCCGAGCCCTATCCGGTCGCAACGCGCTTGCTCGGCGTGCCGCCACCGGACTCGCCACCAACCCTCGTGGTCGGCGTGGATCCGACACCAACGAGCTTCTCGGTCAACGTCTTCGACGAGGGTGATGTGCTCTCGTCGAACTGGACGGTTTCAGGGTTCGTCAACCAGTCCAACTTCACGTCGAATGTCGTTCAGGATGCCGTCATCGGCAACCCTGCGCCGAGCTATCAAGTCTCGATCGAGAACAACACCGGGGCGCCAGCCTATGCCTACCGCAATGTGGGGATCGCTGGCAGCTTGGTCTCGACGATGAGCGTGGATTTCTCGATCTCTGCTGCGCAAGCCGACAACGGCATCGTGGTCGAGATCGGTCTGGGGCTCGATGTCAACGGTTCAGGCCCGCGCGTCGGCGTGTTCAGCGACATCGGCAGCCCTGTGCTTGCCGTGCTTGCCGGCTCAGACTGGGGCACGCAGTCGATTCTGTCCTCGATCCCCGTGGGCTCGGGGCTAACGCGCGGGGTCTGGTACACCCTCACGTTGCAACGCACGGTCAACGCCGACAACTCCACCACGGTAACGGCAGCCGTGTACCTCGGTTCCGGCCAGCTCGCGACCGTGACTGCGACGAGTGCCTTCACGGACGGGGACTACTGCGCTCTGCTCGGCATCACAGGCGACGACCAGAAGAACACCTTCTATGACAACCTGCTGATCCAGGGTGGCGGGTCGCTGAACACTTCGATCACGAACATCGCGACGAGTTACGTCTTCACCTTCGTCAACGACCTGGGTGAAGAGAGTGCACCGAGCCTGCCGAGCGCCACGGTGTTGCGGCCGGATGGGGTCAGCGTGACGGTGACGACTGCTACCGATGCGCCCTCGGGGACCAGTGGCGACTACGGTATCGAGACCAAGAGGATCTATCGCGCGGTGACGGGGAATACCGGCACGGTGTTCCGCTTCGTTGCCGAGATCCCACTCGTCCAGGCCGACTACATCGACGTGCTCACCGACGCCGAGTTGGGCGAGGTGCTGGAGTCCGACATCTGGGCATTGCCACCCAGCGATCTCGAAGGCATCCTCGCGCTTCCGAACGGGGTCATGGTCGGGTTCCGCCGCAATCAGCTCTGCTTCAGTGCGCAGAATCAGCCGCACGCATGGCCGGTCGAGTATCGGTTGAACACTGATACCGACATCGTGGGAATCGGCAACATCGACACCACGGTGGTGATCGGGACCGGCAGCTTTCTCTATGTCGCGAGCGGTAACGACCCGGCAGCCTACAGCATGAGCAAGTTCGAAGTGCCGATCGCGGCTTCGAGCAAGTTGAGCTTCGCCTACATCACAGGGCTCGGAGTGGTGTTCAGCAGCCCGGACGGCCTGCTCGCGTGCACGGGTGTCGGGCAGGTGCGCAACCTGACTGAGAAGGTCTTCACGCGCCGGCAGTGGCAGGCCCTCGATCCAACGAGCATCGTCAGCGTCGCCCACAACGACATCTACTTCCTGATGTGGGCGAACGGCTCGGACAAGGGCTGCTACGCAGTCGACTTGCGCTCGGGCGGGTTCGGGGTCGTGCAGATGGCATTCCACGCCTGCGCGGTCTACGTCGACCCGTTGGAGGACAACTTCTACCTCGTGCTCGACGAGGACGACGAGCCCGATAGCGATGCGCTGCCCTCCCCGGCTGCGCCGCCGCCCTACGTCGACTCGCGCACGATCTACGAATTCGAAGGGTCCGACGACCTGATGACGTATCGGTGGCGCAGCAAGGCGTGGGACGAGCCCTACCCGAGCTTCCGTTCGATCGCCCAGGTGCGCCGCGCGACCGGGGCTGTAGGCAACCTCATCGCCCGATTCTTCGGCGACGGGGTGATGCTCGACGAGATCGTGATCGACGGGGATACCGAATTCACCCTGACGCCCCCCGACGCGGCCTACAGCACTTTCCAGATGGAACTGCTCGGCACGGATCCAGTGAAGGTACTCCAGGCCGCGGATGACGTGACGGAGCTGGGCTGATGGCTCTCGGCAAGCCTCCGGTCTCGGGCGTCCGCGCGACCGACCCGCGGGCGATCAACGGCGCGATCGACAACATCCGGCGGCGCCTCGAAGCGATCGAGGCAGCTCTTGGGCAGACCGAACTCGTCGCGCAGGTTGCGGCGAATCAGTCAACCCTGCAAGTCTCGAATCTGGCAGCGCAGATCAGCTCGCTCGATCAGCGCGTTACCGCCATCGAGAACACGATCGACCTCGACATCGGGAGCTACACGGCCGGGGAGTCGATCCTCGCGGGGCAGGGGGTGGTCGGGATCTCCAGCAACACGGTCGGCGTCGCCGACCCGAGCGACCCCACCCGCATGTTCGGCTTGATCGGCGTCGCCATCGATAACGGCTCGGTTGGGTCTGCGGTACGTGTGCAGCGTCGAGGGGTCTACACGGTTCAGGGCTCGCCAGCTTTCGTCACCGGCCGCGCCGTCTACCTGGGTGATCTCGGGCTCACGCAGACCCCGGACTACGAGGCGACGGCGCTGCCGATCGGCGTGGCTGTGTCGGTATCACAAGTCTTCGTGCTGCCAGATTGGCCCGCCATCCTCTATCCGGCCTTCTCGTCCGGGTTCGCCGACGAGTATCAACGCTACCTGCCTGTCACCTACTACGCTGCGCAGGGGATGATCGATCTCGAAGCACAGCTCAACGCTCTGCCCTTCAGTAGTGGGGTCGAGGCCTACGCCTTGGTGCCCGTCCTCAACCCTGGCGGCGAAGCAGTTCTGGTGTACGCGAGCGACATCGCGGCAATGGGCGGGGGTGGGGGCTTCACGCAACCGCAAGTCATGGCGAGGACTCTGGGATGCTGATCCTTTCACAAACCACCGACAACCTGCAAGTCGTGCTCGCTGGCGCGGTGACGACGAACCAATTGAGTTGCTTCGCGTCATGGCGGGACGTGACGACCACGGACTACACGCCGGGCAGGAGCGTCATCAACACGAACAACACGACGGACGTGGATGCCGTTGCGGGCCCGGCGGCATCGACGCAGCGGGTCGTCGACTTCGTTTCCGTCTACAACGCCGACACCGCTGCAGCCATCGTGACGGTGAAGTTCGACGCGAATGGCACTGAGTACCCGATCGTCAAGGTGACGCTCGCGGCCGGCGAGACACTCGAATACGTCGAGGGCAGTGGGTGGTCCGTGAAGTCCACCGGGTACAAACCGATCCTCGGCGTGGTGTTGCATGCTGATGCCGGCGCGAACTTCGCGATGACAAACGCGACGCTCGCGGAAAGATTCGCGGGGAACTCACCGAGGCACATCCAGCTAGCCGATCTTGCTGGCTACTCACAGGTGCGGTTTGTCTCCTCGGTCATGGTCGCTTCGGCATCTGCCAGCACCCCACTGCTGCGGTTGCGGTACTACACGAGCTGGAGCGCGACCTTCGCGAACTATCTGCAACTCGGCGCAAGTGGGCACGTTGACCTGTCAGTTTTCACTGGTACAGCCAACACACTGCAGGACTCCGGTTGGCTCGATCTCGCCAGCGGGGCGAAAGCGAATGGTGTCGCCCTTGCCATGTGCGAGCTGGGCGGTGATGGTGCTGCGGACCCGGCAGTCGGAACCACGATCGCGATGTTCCGGTAAGAGCCATGATCTCAGGCACCCCTTTCCTGATCGCCGACATCGACGAGAACTGGGGGTGGATCGGCCCCTTGGTGGAAGGGGTTGATCCGAGTGATAATGCCGGCGACGATTTGCGCGCCTCCTGCCGTGAGGGCCGGGCGCTTTGCTTGATCTCTGACGATGGGCTGCTGGTTCTGGAGTTGCAGCCCAGTCGGTACGGAAACGGCGAACTCGATCTCTTCGTGCGCATGGCCGTGTCGAAGAGTGAGCGGGGCTCCATCCAACGCAATGACGCGTATCTGGACGCGATTGCAAGCGAATTGGGGGCCACCCGGCTCGTGTTTCACACCCGCCGCCCCGGAATGCACAAGGTACTCAATCCCGGGTGGTCGGTGGGCTACACGGCTTTCGAGAGAGCAGTGCATGGGAACGAAGTCCGGTCAAGTACAGGAGACACCTGCGCAGCGGGCCCTTGCTGAACATGCGGTAGCCCAACTGCAAGACTACAAGCAGCGGTGGCTCCCAGTTCAGCAGAAGCTCGCGCGTCAGATTGAAGAGCAGGGCGCCCCCGACTCGGCCGCGCGCCGGCTCGCCGCCGGCAAAAGCTCGACGGACACCGCGATTGCCTTCGACAAGGCCGGGAAGGGCCTGGAGGCATCCCTGTCGAACGCGGGCGTCGGCCCCGGATCCTCGCGCGCCAATCTCGGCGTGACAGGCCTCGGCACGGACGCCGCGGCGTCGACAGCCGCCGGCCACATGATCTCGGACCAGATGATCGACGATGCCTACCTACAGGGTCTCGGCGCGCTTGCAAGCGTCGGCCGGGGAGAGCGGGCATCGGTCGGCCAGTCTCTTACCGCGCAGGCGCAGCAAAGCAGTGCACAAGCCCAGGCTGACGCCTCGGCAGCCCTCATGGAACGCCAAGGCAACGCGGCACTCGCCGGGCAAGTCGCGGGCTTCGGCCTGCAGCAAGGTCTCAGCCGACTCCCGAACATGACAGCCAGTTCCCCGAGCGGGCTCACGACCGGCGACTTCGCGCGCATGGATCGCGGCTCGGGCTATGGAGTCGGACCATGATGAACCCCTATGCGAACC